ACATCAAGTGTTATTTTATCATGGACATTGTAATTGTCCACAGTAGATATTGTATACAAGATATCATCGCTCTTAGGGTTACGATCATTCTTGTTTATAATATCAACCTCAGGTTCGTACATGTGATAGAAGTTTCTACCTATAAAACCAGGTCCGTAAAGTGAAATCATGTTAGTCTATTGAGGTACCATCTAACTGTGTCTTTTATACCTAATTCAAAATCAATGTTAGGTTCCCATCCTAAATCAGTAGTAATTTTAGAGTGATCCATACCATATCTTTTGTCTATGCCAGGTCTATCGTGTGATATTCCAATAAGATCATAGGGTTTTTTCATATAATTTAATATCATTTTTGTCACATCAAGATTTCTCATTTCACATGATCCACCTATGTTATATTTTTCATTTACTATTTGTGCCTCATCTATCATAACCAACGCTCTACAGTGATCGTGAACATGTAACCAATCTCTTATTTGACGACCGCCACCATGCATGTATGTAATTTCGTCACTCAACGCATTGTTGACTACTAAAGGTATTAGTTTTTCTACATGCTGACGAGGACCATAATTGTTAGAACAATTTGTAATAATATAAGGTAAACCGTATGTATTATTCCAAGAAGTAACAAAATAGTCAGACGCTGCTTTGCTTGCTGAGTAAGGGTTTCTTGGGTCGTAGGGAGTTGTTTCTTTGAATAAATCTGTATCTTCATACTCAAGTGATCCATAGACTTCATCAGTGGATATATGATGAAATTTTTGTATGTCTGCCTCTAAACTGGCATTAAGTAAATTGATAGTGCCTATGACATTTGCTTCTAAAAATGGTCGATAGTTTTTTATTGAACGATCAACATGACTCTCAGCAGCAAAATGAAATACTTTTTTTGGTTTGTATTTTCTAAACAAATAATTGACATGATCTTCATTGGATATGTCACACCACTCAAAGATAAATTGTTTACCATTTGGCACATATTCTAACTCAGCAGCGTAAGACAAATTGTCTATAACAACAATCTGATCATCCCATTTGTTTTTTATGTGGTGTAAAAAATTGCTACCAATAAAACCAGCACCACCAGTGACAATATATGTCATTAATAATGTCCCCAAGCAAAATGATCAACACGATTAAAATCATCCTCTAATCTTACAATGTCATCTTCTTTACAATCTCCACGTTGAACCTCAATAATTATTATACCATTTTTACCACCCTTAATTCTATGTCTTTGCTCAATACCAATAAAGAATGTGTCACCAACTTTTGCTTTCTCTTCTACATCATTTCTAGTGATAATACCATCACCTTCAACAACAACCCAATCCTCTGTTCTATATCTATGAAATTGATATGATATTCTCATGTCTGGTTCAATCCATAATTGCTTTACGCAATATTTTTTACCTCGTTGAAGAACCTTGAACCATCCCCAAGGTCTAAATTCTTTTTGTTCATTCATATTTTTACACCTGCACTCATAAGATCATACTCAACCTCTTCCATTATAATATTATAATCTTTTTCTTTATCATTGTAAAGATAAATTTTTTTTTCTTTATAGTAATCGTAAATTTTTTTATAAAGGTGGGGGTAATCATATTCAAGATCACTACTACCCTCAACTGCTGCTACGAGTTCTCTTGTATTGTTTTTAAATTTTGCGAGAAATTGACCTCTTGTCATTTATTTTTGTGGAACACACTTATATTATAAGATTATCAAACCTCAAAGTCAAGTCGTCATTTATTTCTGAAGTAATCCCTTATTGCTTCGTGGTCTAACTTATTATTGATAAGAAATAAATCATAATCTAAAATTGCAAATCTTGATATCTCAAATCTATCTTCTAATTGATAGTACAATTTCATTACTTTATGGTGAAGGTCATCTTGATCCTCCCACACCGCTAGATATACTTTATTGTAAACTGCATCATGCACTATATTACAATCTCTTACATACTTATTTGCGATTGAATTAAGATAACTAAGATAAAACTCTTTTTTGTTTATGGTTACTAAATCAGATTCACCAAGAGAATTATAACTTCCGTCATCTAATTTTTCATATCTATCATCCATGGCACCAACAACATCATAAACTGGCACAAGCATGAAAGGTCTATCATTTATTATATCAATTGTATAAAAATCATCAACCTCAATTAATTTGTTATTATCATCTCTAATGAAAATAGGAGTTCCTATCTCGGTGTTACCAATCCATTTTCTAAGAGTAGAAGACTCAATGACATCAGTGGTGATATCATATTTGTGTTGAATATTGACATCAGATATTAATGCTGCAAGAATAAAAAATATATTTTTCTCAACTTGAACATTGCCACTTAATAGTTTTGAGTTTCTTTTACCAAGAGAAAACATGTACTCATGTGTGTGTTCTATGAGTCTTGAATTATCAATGGATCTAATCAAAACACTATCAGGTTTTGCTTGAATTTTTTTATTTGGTTCGTCATCAATCCAATCATCTTCACTTACCTCATGTTCAGATACACTTGAGAAAATTGATTGGTCACCGAAGTAGTAATCTATTGATCCTAATTTATCAATTACCTCTGGTACGTAAAAAGGTATACTGTATTTTTTCTCTTCAAATAATTTTTCTGTAAATGGGGATATCTCAAGGATGATGGTAATCAAACCTAATTCAGCACAAGCTAATAATAATGATATGTAATCTTCCCCAGTCAAGTTGTTGACAACAGTTTGACCTGCTTTTGCAGAGTATTTTTTCTCTAATAGATTTTTATATCTATCGACACCAGAAAAATCTCTAGTTGTGTTGCGAGATATGATCATTCACAGATCTCCAATCAGCGTCAAACAACTCTAAACCTTTATCTGTAAGCACATGTTTGTACATACCTTCAAAAACTTTAGGTGGTATTGTGCATATATCAGCACCATACTCAAATGCTCTGCCTACATCTCTTACATTTCTTATGGAGGCACCAAGTATTTCAGTTTTTTTCCAATTTTGTTTAGAATATGTGTTTGCAATATCTTTTATAAGGCATAGACCACCAAATGAGTTGTCATCTACTCTACCCACAAATGGTGAGACATATGATGCACCTGATTTAGCAGCAAGTATTGCTTGTGTTACAGAAAATATGAGAGTTACATTTACCTTGACCAAGGATCTTGATAATTCTTTACACACATACAATCCATCTGGTGTACATGGTACTTTGATGGTTGCATTCTTACCAAATTTATTTGATAGTCTACGTCCCTCCCAAAGCATTTGCTCTTTGTTACCAACAACCTCCATGCTGACATCAGGTATTCCTAAATCAATAAGTTGACTATATACATCTTCAGGATCTCTTCCACTTTTCTTAATAAGAGATGGATTTGTAGTTACGCCATCTATCAACCCAGTGGTGTAATGCTTTTCAATAAGATTTGTGTCTGCAGTATCAAGAAATATTTTCATGTAATAAAGTATTTTCAAATATTATATAGTGCTTAGTGATACAAGTCAAGTAAAATTTTGAGTATGTGTGCTAAATAAAAAAAAACTTCCTAACAAAATGTTAAGAAAACTTCTATTGGTATCTTCTATATTATTTGCTTTTGGAAGTGATGCAAAAGCTGACATCACTCATCGTATGACCTCCTCTATTCAAATTGGTGTTAATGCTGCTGCAACTCAAGTTGATAGAATAGGAAGCACGTACACCAGTTCTGGTTCTGGTGTCACACTAGACGTAGGTGGTGGCAATTCTGCTGACGGTAATGTTGGTGGACTAGGCACACTCACTGACGGTGTTGGTCAAGGTTCTATCGCTACTGCCACACAGACAAGTGCAGGCGGAGCATATAGTTTTTCACAATCTTTCATAGAGGGTGATGCAATCTCAACCACTGCACCCACTGTAGGTGCTGTAAGTCCATACTCAAGTCAGACATCAACCATTGCAGGTACAGGAACTGGTACAGGAACCGTAACAAGTGGTCATATTGTTACAGCAGTTGGTGGAGGAAGTGGCACAACAACCACAGGACAATTTGTAACAGAACTAACTATTAACTAACATAAGATGAGAAGGGTTTTTATACTACTTCTCATCCTCTTTCCCACAAGGGTAGAATCAGTTCCCGTAGTCCCAAATTTTACACAGGGATCAATGACTAGTCATACTGAGACGACTTCTACCGTGACAGAGACAATTAATTCAGTGGATTTTAGAACAGGATGGGAGTACACAGTGACAGGGGTAGGTATCTCGAACAATGGAGAACCAATCAATCCCTCAGTAAACAACTCAACAGTGCAAGTAAACCCAACAGCAGACGGAAACGGAGGGGTAACAGGCACCGTTACGAGTTCCTTCGACTCCTTGGATCTATCAAATCAAGGAAACTTTACGTTGGCAACAGACGGAGGAGCTTTTCAATTTACACAAAGTTATTCTGGACCTGGCATGACCAACCAGACTCTGATCCAGAGAACAACAGTTATAGAAAGCGTAACAGATACAACAAGCACCTTTACTCAATAAGTACATTAGTACTATCGTTACTAAGTCCCACGATTTCTTTAGCACAGGGGGTAGGTGGTGTTAGTGCCACTGCAAATCCCATTGCGAATAGTTCGGGTTCAGTGACCAATCAGGCAATTCAGGTGTTGCAAGGTCCTTACATAACAAATACCTATGGTGGTGGCATACAATGTCAAGGTGCCACTGCAAATTTTACACCATATATACAGTTTAGCGACTCAAGAAAAGATCCTTGGGAAGATTTTTATAACGAACCACAATATAACACTACTGATTTAGTTGGTAGAGAGACTAAACAAACAGTATCAGTAAAAAATTACCCATGGGAACCATGGTATGATGATAGAACGTATGTTAATGCCGAAGGAGAGACAGTAAGATGGTTTCCTGATGGATCAACTATAGAAATTGAAATGGATATAGACGGTCCTGATGGTGTACCTGACGCAGTGCAAAATGGAAGCATGGAACCAACATGGTATAAACCAGTTCGCACTGACATGAGGGCAAATCAATCTTTCAACGTTGGTCTCTCTGCTACCTTATCAATGCCATTAGATAGAAAACTATCAAAGTTATGCAAACAGGCAGCAGAGACACAGATAGCACAGCAACAACAAATTACTGCAAATAAGAGATTAGATTTTGAGATAGCAAGACTAAAAAATTGTGGTGAACTGAAGCAAAAGGGTATTATGTTTGCTAGATCATCAAGATATTATAGTATATGTGAGGATGTTGTAGTAACAAAACCTGCACCTGGCACATTACCCGACCACACACACCAGTTAGGAAAAATTACTTCTTCTGAGACCTCATCTTCTCAAAATTCTTCGGAAGAAGACCCTTCTTCTCTCGATAAAGATTTGTCCTTATCTCAGAAGCAGTCGGACGGTAAGGGGTTTTTCCAATGGCTGTCTTTACCTTGGCGACAACCTTCTTCACAAGAGGTTTCACAACCTTCAGGAGCAGATCTGCTAAAGGTTTGGCAAGTAGGGCAGATGAAGTCGCCACAAGAGCAATCCCTGCAGTAGTTGTCACCACTGCTGGACTAGGTAGATACTTATCCACCCACGTAACATCCTCATATAAAGTTATACATACAGTCTTATCATTATTCCACTCGTGACCTATTACTTTTTCATTTTTACTTGTAGTAAAATCACCCACACGTAAGTCAGTAGGACTTGGGCACTCCTCTTCTTTTTTTGTGTTTGGTACATCAGGTGTGTTTGCACCTAATGGTGGTGTAGGAGGAGGTGATGTATCCTCTTCTGTTGCCTTTGCTTCAGGTTCTTTAGGTGTAACAGTTGTCCAACTTAATTGACTATGTTGATACTCAGGTGGATTATAATATGGCATGCCGTTGTCACACAATACAGTGTTACCCTTGGGGTCATCGTCAACAAGCATCTTATTTTTAGATCTTTGTTTAAGATTTTCTTTATGAACCTTTACACAACCAGGCATATCAACTATAGGTTTACCTACATCGATTGTCACTGGTGCTGATGGTGGCAAAATAGATGGTGCAGATAAAAAAGATTTTGGTATATCTACCTCTCTTATATTGGAGACCTCAATATCATTGATAATATTTGCACCTCTAATTTGTCTTATTGGAGGTATAACAATACGTCCACCATGTATCCTGATTACAGGTATCATTTTAAGATTTCTTTTCTATAGTCCTTAGTTTTTAATTTTTCCTCGACAACCACTCTACCAGTGGTAGTTCCAATCATCTCTATAATTCTCTGATCAATATATTTTTCAAGTTCCCTCATTGTTTTCTGCACTACTGCAGTCTCTCTTTTGGCAGGTCCGTCGTTCACCTTATCTACGACAGCACCACCGCCCACTATACTGGCAGTTCCCACTGCTATAGCTGCTGTGCCACCAGTTATTGTTTTTTGTAAATCCATACAATATATATCTTACTTACCATCTTTCATCATTCTTTCATACATTTCTTTTGATGCAATATGACCAGTCCAATCACTTGGGTAATATTTTTCCATAAGGTGAGGGACAATCATTGTCGTTGGATATCCTGATACGAAATAAAAATAAACTTTTTTTTCGTCTGGAAACTCAAAGTGTGGATACCTTATACCTCTCATAATATTGCATTCAGAATAAACTCTTTTGATAGCATAGGTTTACCAAATAAATCCATTTGTAAGTTATCTGCATCTTCTGTAACCATATCTTTATCCTTACGCTTGTGTTCCCAATAACAAGTTCCATCTTTTCTTATGTAAAACCAACTTGTGTTATGTGAATCTATTAAAAACACAGCATAAACATGTGGATACGTTTTCTCATATTTTTTTTCATAAACCGTGCCCAGTGGACTGCGGTAAAAATTAGAATTTATTTCATCCAATCCAATACCTCTGATGGAAGTTTGCCAACTCTAGGGTTAGAGTTCTTGACTGTGTGTGGATCCATCTCACCCTTGGGTAAATAAGTAAGTTCACGCAGTGACCTAACTGTGGGATCGCTTGTAACATTAGTGGGAAGTCGTCCAAGAGCGACGTTATCATAGTTAAGTTGGTGTCTGTCATATACTGATAATTCATATTCTTCCGTCATCGATAGACAGTTTGTAGGACAGTATTCTACACAATTTCCACAGAATATGCAAGCCCCAAAATCTATCGAATAGTTTCTTAATTCTTTTTTCTTTGTTTGTTTATTCATCACCCAGTCAACGACTGGTAAATTTATTGGGCAAACTCTGACGCAAACTTCACAAGCAATACACTTATCAAACTCGTAGTGAATACGACCACGGTAACGTTCAGAAGGAATAAGTTTTTCATAGGGATACTGTACTGTTACAGGTCTTCTCCCCATGTGGGATAAGGTTACAGAAAGACCCTGTAACATGTATTTAGCAGCATCTTTTATTTCTGAAAGATACCTAAATGCTTGTCTCATCATCGATTAATACCTTGTGAGCAGTGCCATGACCATCATAGTCATCACTATCATAATATCCTCCTTTAGTGCCAAAGTAAAGTGTCAAAGCTACAAAAGGAAGTGCTGTAGTTATAAGTATGATTTCTAATGTCATGTTACCTAATCACGTTGTCTCCAGTCGTCAGATCTCTCATTGTGAAACCAATCCACAACATCTTGTGGATCACAAAAACCCCTTAGATGTCGAGTTGAATCGGGGTCTCCTATGTTCAACTCATTCAGAAAAGAATCCTCAGGATTTGTTGCCATTCTTCTGGCAGTATTCATCATACCTCTTGCGGAGGTGTTTGCTTTTGCAAGTTTATTCGCCCATATCATATCGTCTAGACTAACCTCTGTTCTTGCAGCAATATCTCTACAGATTGCCTCTAAACGCAATCTATATTGTGGTGATAGCATATATGTGTGGTAGGTATACTATCTATGCATCTATCAAAGAACCTGATTGTCTTACATAATCAAGTCCAGACTCATTAGTGCATCTATCAACTGCATGAGGGTGTGCCTGTAATTCTGGCACATCTTCAATAGCGTGTTGTATTGCTTCGTATGAGTCTTGTGCGTACTCGCAAATCTCATAGAGATTTTCTTGACTATCGTGATAGCCTATGGTGTAATGGGGCATGATCTTTCAATCCCAGTATACAATTAATTATACTCAGGGAAAGTTTTACTTTCAAGACTATGTGTCCTAATCAGTATTTTTCTGACTCTAAAGTTCCTAGTGTTTTATATTCTAACATTTCTCGTAAAAAATATATTTCTTCTTTTAGTTTTTCTTTTTCTTTTTGTAAGGTTTTGATCTCCTCTGAATAGATTTGAATCATTCCCATTAGCAATCCTTGAACTCAGAAACTATGTCACCACCAATATTTGACCCCTGTTCACCACCAAACATTGTTATCCAACCAGAAGCAATCCAACCAACAAAAGGAATGTTAGCAAAGGCAGGAGCAACACTAGCACCAATACTAGAACCAACGATCCTACCTGATTGTTTTCCGCCTCCGATTGCTTCAATGCATTCGACTGTCCTATCTGTGAGACCTTCTGGTTTTGCAGATGCTTGAACTGCGAGAGCCGATGGATCAATCCATGCTGACTTGGTAGAGACAGGTCCACCATGGTGTGCTGCACCGTCCATTGTGAACTCGATGACCTCTGTGAGGGTATCTTTACGAAAAAACCCACCTTTATTTACCTCTCTAGTGGTCATCATAGTCTTTGGATCATTAGCTGTGTAACTAATTTTATATCCATCCTCAGATACTGAGGCAACATAAGATGTATACTCACCCACAGGGATATTTAAACTTGGCAGGTTAGATACCTGTTTGTTTGTGGCAATAAGTCCTATCATGCCAATATGTCCAATACCTAGGGTCGTGCCTAGGGTAATAGATAACCACTTGTTCATTTTTTTACTTTGTATCTGGGACGATCTTCACAGGACCTTGTTCGATCCTAATAGTTTGTGCAGGAGCAGTCTCAGATGCTTTAGCAATAAGAAACTCCATATCTTTTTTAGATATGTTAGGACTACTACTACCATCACCATTTTTTTTCTTACCTCCCGCTTGGACACCAAAAGTAGCTAAAGTTCCTGTAAAAACCGAAGCTATGAAAGTTGGGTCGATTCTTTCTCCTCTCTCGTAACCTGGTATTTTAACATAATTTAGGGTCAAAATTCCTGCGGACCACACAAGCACTATCACTCTTATTAGTGTCGCTAAGTATTGGAGTTGTTCTTCCTTATCTTCAGCTACTTCTTTGAGTTTACTAAGAGGACCTTTTTTTTCCTCCTTCTTCACTTCTGCTACCATTGTTTTATATTACGGTACCACTATATAGCAAAATTATAGTGGACTATTAGGTAAGGGTAGTGAAAAATTTGATGTCTGTGGTATTTTAGGTGTCAGACTACCTATCGCTTTCTCAGTTATTTTTTCTATGAGTGCATCTTTATTAAGGTAAACGTAAGCACCACTCCCAACAACGGCAATAGATACAGCAGCAGACGCAATAGCAAGTACATTGATTAATTTTTGCATAATTTTTCAACTAATTCATCAGCAATCTTATATATGTTAGCATTGTTTTCCATATTTTTCATAAGAATTGGCAGTACAATTTGTCTAAGTTTATACTTTTCCAATGAAGTGCTCTGCATCGACGACTGCCAAAGGTTTTTTACCATTTTTTTTAATAAAAACAATAGGTTCATGCTCACCTGAGTTTGCTTGTGCTTGTGCATAGGCATCCCAAATGTTTAATTTTTCTTGGTTTTTACATTCTATACTATAAGGAAACTTTTGTCTCGCATCCCTTGCCATTATCAAATCTTCACCACCTGCACCCATACTTCTCGACTCTATGTCCTCAGGATGTATGTTCCTGCTCTCAATAAGTTTATCTCTTACCCACTGCTGTAACTTTCTACCCTTTGCTTTTGCGGATTGTGGTCTCATAAAGTCGATCTGATGTATTACAACTTGAATCCTGAGAAGGTGTCTTTCTTGACATCTTGTTTGATTCCTCCAACAACATAACTTTCCACTTCAGTCTCTTGTGGAGCAACTTGTAATCCTTTAGAGGAGATCCAATGCTCTGTCCAAGGTAATGGATTGTTTTTGATGGGTGCATCGTATATAGGGTCTAACCCAACTGCTCTCATTCTTTTATTTGCAATCCATTCAACATATTTTATCAACAATTTGTCATTCAAACCTATCATTGTACCATCTTTGAATAGGTATTGTGCCCATTCCTTCTCCTCTTCTACAGCATTTTTGAACATGTTTATAACAGTGTCCTTTTCTTGTTCTACAATCTCTTGCATCACTGGATCATCACCCTTCTGCCAGTTTTTTATCATTTGTTGGGTGAGTACAAGGTGTTGATTCTCGTCCCTTGAGATGAGGGATATAATCTTTGCTGACCCTTCCATAAGTTTGAGTTCACCAAATGCAAAACTGCAAGCAAAACTAACGTAAAAACGTATGCCTTCGAGTATATTGACATTAGCAACTGCTAGATAAAGTTTTCTTTTAAGTTCACGTTCCTGCCACTGCATTGTAGGACTTCCTTTTGAGGTTGGTTGCCACATACAACCATTACCCCACTCCTGTGCAACCTCAAGGAACTCATCATATGCTCTAGTTACACTTGATGCACGAGCAATTATTCTTTGATCATCCAATATGGTGTCAAAAACTTCGGATGGGTTTGGATAAACGTTTTTGATAATATAAGTGTATGATCTACTATGGATCATCTCCATGAATTGCCAAACGTTTAGAGCACCCTCTAACTCAGGCAACGCTGTGTATGGTGCAAATGCCATGCCAGGTCCTCTACCTTGCACAGAGTCAAGTAATATCTGATACTTCAAATTAGAAGTAAAAATATGTTTTTGCTCTGGTCTAAGAGTTTGGTAATCACCACGATCTTTTTGTAGAGACACCTCCTCTGGTCTCCAAAAATATCCAAGCATTTGGTTTGTAAGTTTTTCAAATACAGGATACTTATATGAATCATATCTTTGCACACCAAGTGGTGCACCAAAGAACATTGGTTGAATTTTGGTATCGACTTGTTCACTATTGAACACAGTCATACCTTTTACTTTATATTGTGCAGGACTCACAGGATTCCTCTTCTAAGTTTTCTATTTCGGATATAAGGTTAGAAACTACCACAGGTTCCTCAAACTCATCGTTCTTCATGTCGTGAGTATTTTGATAGTAAGAAGTTTTCCAACCATATTTGTAAGTGGTCAACAAATCCTGTGCCATTACAGAAACAGGAACTTCATTATCTGGATAGTTTTCTGGATTATAACTCCAATTACCAGAAATTGCTTGATCAAAGAACTTTTGTATCACGGAAACAACATTTATGTACCCTTTATTACTTTTCATTTCCCATAATAAAGTGTAATTATTTTTGAGGGATCCGTAAGATGGAACAATTTGTTTGAGAGGTCCTTTCTTTGATTTTTTAATAGACAAATAATCTCTAGGTGGTTCAATACCGTTAGTTGCATTTGACACAACGGAGCTACTTTCTGATGGCATCTGTGCAGACAGTGTGCTATGCCTAAGACCATGTTCTATAATAGAAGTTCTAAGAGATTGCCAGTCATGAACTAAAGGTTTTTGAGTAATTTCATTGACATCAGTCTTAAAATGATCTATGGGTAATTTGCCTAAAGAATATTTAGTTTTGTTAAATGCATCACAAGCACCTTTCTCTTTAGCAATTTCATTACTAGTTTTTAGTAAGAAATATTGAAAAGATTCTGTCAACTCATGCACTGCATCCCATGCCTCTTGTGAGTCATAATTGTACCCTAACTTTGCCAAGTAATGTGCAAGACCAATGAACCCTATTCCAAGCGATCTACGTGCCTTTGTAGACTTTTCTGCAGCAAGAACAGGATATTTTTGATAGTCAATCAATTCCTCTAATCCACGCACAGATAATTCACATAAATCCTCTAATTCTTTATCAGAATTTACTCTGCCTACGTTGATAGCAGACAATATACACAATGCTATCTCACCATCAGGATCATCTATGTGACTTAATGGTTTAGTAGGTAACGTAATTTCTTGACAAAGATTACTCATGTTTACTTTGTCCACAAAAGAAGAGTGTTCATTACAGTGATCAATATTCATGATGTAAATACGACCTGTTTCTGCTCTTTCCTTTAGAAGATCTAATATTAATTCTTGAGCAGAAATTCTTTCCTTAGGAATCGATTCATCCTGTTCGTATTTTCTATAGAGTTCGTCGAATTCTTCGGTTCCAAACTTATCATAAAGAATAGGAACATCATGAGGAGAAAACAGACTGATATCATCATTACTAATGAATCTTTCATAGAATAACTTTGATATTTGTATACTGTAGTCTAACTTACGCACACGATTATCCTCTGTTCCCTTATTATTTTTTAATACTATGATATCTTTTATTTCTTGGTGCCAGATTGGAAAGTGGACTGTAGCTGATCCACCACGGATGCCGTTTTGAGTGCAACATCTGACAGTTGATTCAAACTTTTTGAGGAAAGGGACAACACCTGTGTGTTGAACCTCTCCACCACGAATTTTGCTGTTGATACCCCTGATCCTACCTGCGTTGATACCGATGCCAGCCCTTTGAGCGACATACTTACCAATGGCCATATCACTACTAAAAATACTATCCAAGGTGTCGTCAGCATCAACCAGAACGCAAGACGCAAACTGCCGAATTGGTGTTCTGACACCTGCCATGACTGGTGTTGGGATGTTGATTTTGTGTTTGCTGATTGCGTCATAGTAGCGTCTGACATAGAGTAATCTTGTTTCTTTAGAATAATCTTGAAATAAAGTAGCAGCGATCATGATATACATGTGCTGTGGTGTTTCATACACTTTACCAGTGCTTCTATCTTGCACTAGATACTTGTCACAAATTTGACGAAGACCTGCGTAGGTAAATAGGTAATCACGCTCATGGTCTATCCAACTATTTATTTTGTAAATCTCATTCTTTGTATACTTAGATAGTATTTCTGCATCATATACACCTCTATCAACACACTCATGTATGTGCTTCCATAGATGTGGTATTTCTTCTAGTCTACCATAAAGACTTTTTCTAAGCGAAAAAAGTAATAGTCTAGCAGCAACATACTGATAGTTAGGATTGTCTAGAGAAATAAGATCACTAGCAGAACGTATAAGAATTTCTTGTATTTCTGCGGTTGATATACCATCATAAAACTGTAATCCAGATTGTATTTCTACTTGAGATGCTGATACACCAGCAAGACCTTCGACGGATTTTTCAACCATCTTATGCATCTTCTCAAGATTGAGTGGTTCGATGGAACCATTTCTTTTTTGTACTTTAGTACCGTTACTCATACTTTCTTCCAAGATTTTAATTTTAGTTTAGCTTCTAAACCTTTATAGGTATTAGATTCTACCAGATTTTCTACATCATGTCCAGATAAAACCATATCATTTATATCTTTTTCTACAATGTGATTAGGCCAAATGATTACCTTATCCCCTCTATCGATGGTTTTACTGATTCTATTGATGTTTTCTCTGTTGCGTGGTTCATTATCAAAAACCCAAATATAATCGCTCCAACCAAGCGTCCGAATATCAACATCGGAGCCACACATAGCAACCGAGTTTTCCAAGAATGTGGAATCGAACGGTCCTTCGACGATGTAAATTGGTTTTTCTTTATTGATGGTGTCAAGACCATAGAGTTTTGGAGAATCTTCATTTAACATGACAGTGAGATATTTAGGTTTCTGAAATGCATATAATGCCCTCCCTTGAAACCCTATTAAACTCTTATTTTCATCATACATTGGTATGACTATGCGAGCATTATCATTCCTAGTAGATTCAAATGTTGGTTTGTAAATATTACAAAAATGTTTGAATCCCTCAGCGTAATAAAATTTAGTGGGATTTAATTTTCTTTTTTTTAAGTAGTCACTTGCCTTAGCATTTGTGGATGCTAGAGGCAACTTTACCTTTTTTTTAAAAATTGGTTTACTTAATGAGAGAACAGGATCTTCTACTCCCCTATGTTCACCACTAAGACCTGCCTTATACTTCTCCATGATGTATTGAGCATGGAGAACGATGTCGGTATCTTTTAAAAATTTAGAAAAACCTTTTGACATACCACAGTTGTGGCATTTATATACAAAATTGTTTTTGTATCTGTAAAAGTATCCTCTAGTTTTATTTTTACTTTTTTTAGAATCACCACAATAAGGACATCTAAAAGTGTATAGATAATCCTTGGTTTTTTTGAATTTTTCTAAACGTGCAGACACCAAACCAATGTATTTTGATTCAATGTAAAGCATTTCAAGAGACTAATTCCCTCGAATTATAGCAGCAGGTGGTGTTTGAGTCAATGTGCCTTTTATTACTCTAGTTCCTATGGGTGATACAACAAAACTTATTATGCTCAAGGCACCAGCTATTGTCCACATCTTCTTTTCCATAACTCGAAGACGGTTATCTACCAAGCGAATATCTCTCTCACATCCTGCCTTAATCTCCGCACTCTGACGGTTAACTTCCCTGTGAAGCGATTCCACTTTTTCAAATAATACTGCATCTATTCTATCTTGTTTGTCTAATTTTTCATCATGGACAGCAAGCATCTGCCCCATCTTTTGATTATTTTCTTGAAGAGTCTCAATAACTCTCTCCAATCTTTCTAAGATTGCCTCATTTGGTCGCATTTTTCCACCTAGTGCGAGGTTTATCATGCTTTAGATAGGCATATTTTTTTCTACGTCTTACCTTACCACCTAATGATTTATCAAAACCTGCTACAGGTCCTTCATCATCTGCTTTAGATGAGAATCCTGCCTTACCAGTGTTGCCAGGATCAGTGGACATCATCTCCTCACGAAGTCCATTCAATATTCTATTAAATTTACTCTCATCCATTAGACTGAGTTTAAAATAACATTCACATCCTTATCAATATCGATACTATCGAGACCAGTTTTAGGATAATCTGGTATTTTATTTAAGAATAATAAAAAAGTTTTGAGAATATTCCAGTATTCTCTTTCTATTTTATAAAAAAGAAGAGGTATAGTCCCTTCACCAAAAACATTGAAACATATAATCAAGTGATTCAAAATGAGATGATGTTTCAAATCTCCTTGAGTCACATACTTTTTCAGTAATCTTTTGATATATTTGAATCTTTTTAGATCCTCCTCAAACTCTTCCATGGTGGAAGCAAGAGGGTTTTCATAATGTTTTATGGCGAAGAGAAGATGATTTTCATCATTCAATTCGTCAAATTTCATAACATATTATGCTGTTACTGTAATGGTTCCAGCTGCTGTTCCAATAGATGCAACGTTAGTGATAGTAGACGCTGTATTAGTGCCTGTATCTTTGATTGTTCCACCGTTCAGTGATACTGCGTTGGTTCCAATAGATAGCACGTCATCAGCATCAGTTGCAGCATTACCCGCAGCAATTGTAAGTGAGAACACTAACTCGTTAGTGCCTGTTCCAGAGGCATATGACAAGGTGTGATTAGCGTTTGTGTCATTGACCACTGTTAGTTGTGGTGTACCTGTTACATCAACTGCTTCGTTGAATCTAACTCTTACTTGTAGAGTTCCACCATCTGACTTATCAAATGCTGTGGTAATAAATTCAATCTCAGTGATGTCAGCAGCACCTAGTGACACTGCTAGTCCACTGATAGCAACTAATAGTTCTGGATCAGCGTTAGTATTGTCATTACCTGATAGTGCAGAACCTGCTTCTCTTACCCAACCACTAGAGTTTGCAAAGACTTCTTTCTTCTCAGCAGTTGTTAAATTCTTAGGCTTTGATTCATCAGCGTCTGATGCTCCCCAAAGTGGTGCCATTTTTTTTCTTCCTATTTGATAGTTCTATTTATTCAGTAGTGCTTTCTCTAAAGCTTTTACTAACTGATCATCTACTTTGTTGCCTGATTTGGCAGCAGCCTTCTTTAAAAGTCCGATGATAAACTCCTTAAGTTTTTCTTCTAAATCCTCTGGAATCTTATCTACCGCTTTGTTGATAACATTAATGGCGATAGGCAGTAAAAAATTAGTCATAATAATATCGTGTGCGTGTATTATATATGCTTCAACATTTCCACTTACGCAGTGCTAATGCCTTACGAGTGGGCGAACCATCAGGTTTCTTCATAGGTCCTTTGACACCACCCATGCGAGCACAGAAAGATCTTTTTCTAGGACCTCCTTGAGGTTGTGGTGCTTTCAAATCAGAACCAGGATTTTCTCGCTC